AAGATATACCTGACTATTTGAAAGAAGAATATAATGCAAAATAAGATGTTAATATAGAGGTGTTAATATGAATAGTAATGATGTGTGGAAGCATAATGTAGAAGGTATTATAGAAAATATTAAGAAGGAATCAAAACTTACTATCCTATTTAAAAAGTTTGATGGTATAACTTTTGAATGTAGAACACCTATTGACGGAGATATAAATGCTGCAATTCATGAGATGGAAGAAATATTAAATAAAAATGATTTAGTACCATTTCAAATTGAAACTAATAAAGAAGTTTCTAATGCTTATATAGTACAATTTCCTGAATTGGATGTTATATATAGTAATGAAGAAAAAATAAATATGTATAAAATGATATTTAAGTTTCTATTGGACAATATAAATCAAAATAGAAAGGAACCAGTTTCAAAAGGATTTATATTAGATTCCAAAGACATATATATAAAACAAACAATTCAGGCATTTGCAAGAAGTAATCTTAATAGATACAAAATGAATGTTACAGACTTATTAAATGATATTGAATATAGAAATCATTTAGAATCATTCTTTGTTAGATATGTAGATGATTACATGAAGGATAAGGTTTTGACTGAATAAGGTGATTATAATGAAGATTTTAGTTATGGTTGAATTATTATTAATATTGATAGTATTTTCAATAAAATATATAATAAGACTATATCAAAAACATAAAGATAAAACTAGGGTAAAAACTGTTTTAAATTATTTACATCAAAAAACAGGAAACATAGAAGTAGAAAAACTACAAAAGATGTTAGGAGTTGGTGATGATGCAATTAAGAATAAGAACAAAAAAAGATAATGAAGATATGTATGTTATATTAAGTAATCATATTCCACAGTATAAAGAATTTATAGATATTGGTGAACATAGATTTATTGTAGAATATGTAACACATGTTGTAGATGATACTACATTCGATGTTATTACAGATGTTATAATATATGTAAAAGAAATTTATTAGATTGGTTATATGGTTAAAGAAGTTCCTATTAGAGAGATACTGATAATATCTTAACAATACTTCTCACCTATAATATAAAGTCTTGGTTAAAGAAGTTCCTATTCAACAATAAAAAACATTGGGTACAAATGTGACTATTTCCCATTGTGGAAAATAGCACAGAATACTTCTCACCAGACATATAAGCAATATTAGAATTTATTATAATTTCTCTTGCAAGAGTTCCTTTTTCGGAGAGGTTTTCCATGAGCTTTTGAAAATCATGTTATGTAGAAATAGGATGAGTGAAGAGTTATTTGGTAAAGGAAAGATTAAAAGAGTTCCTATTTAAAAGATGAAAATTTATCAGATTATTGACCCATATTCTAATTTTAGTTAGAATGGTTGATAATCAAGCAGTTGTTACTCTTCATCGCAATATTGCTTCTTTAATTTTAAATAATTTATTAAAAACCAATTTCATTATGATTTTGGTTTTTCTATATTATAAAGATGTTATATTAAGTGAGGTATATTATGAGAAATCCAGAACGAATACCAAGAATATTGGAGAAAATAGAAGCAATTTGGATAAATGAACCTGATACCAGATTGGGTCAATTACTTGTTAATTTTGCACCACCAAGAATGCAAAGTGATATTTTTTATTTTGAAGATGATAATTTAGAGGTGGAGTTAGATAAAAAAATTGAAAAGATAATGAAAGGAAGGGGTAAATAATGTCTTTATTTGGTTATGTAGAAGGAGATTCTAATTGTGACATTAATAATGTTATATTGAGATGTGCTTGTGTAGATAGATGTGAACTGGAAGTTGAAAAAGGAGTAAATGTAAATGCACCTAATGAATATTATTTTATACTTAAATCAAAATCAAGATATGATAATCTAAATATTATTGAAGTGATAAAGTTAAAATTAAAAAAGATATGGTGTATTTTGAGAGGGAAAGATTATACATATTATGATATTGTAGTAGAAGAACCATCAATGAAAAAGTTTATTGAAAGTTTACAAAAATTAGTAGAAAGTAAATAGATGGGTTGTGATTAGTTTGTCTAATAGTGAATATTATATATTAAAATGTCCTGTATGTGATGTAGATATAACAAAAGTTATTGAACAACCAAGTAGAGAGGTTATATGCCCTAATTGTAAGAGAGTATTAGATTTATATTCTATATTTGGTTATAATATGTGGTTATCTGAAATTGGTAAAACTACAAAAGTTAATAAAAAGCCAATTAAAGATGTTGTATATGATGAAACAGATATTGAATATGACAGTGATGATTATGAATATGATGAAGAAACAATTATAGAAGATTACTTAAATAATAGTCATCTGTTTCAAAAAAGACCAGAAGCATTACATGAATTATTACTTTTTAATGCAGATACTTGCTTAATGCAATTAAAGTATCTGATGAAAGTGGGATTTACTAGAAAAGAATCAATAGAAATAATTAAAAAATTAATAGAACAAAGTTTTCTATTATAGTGGAGGTAGTTTTATGAGTATGTTTGAAAGTACATTAAGGTTATTTAAAAGTGTTGTAGTAAAGAATTCTAAAAATTTATCAGATATCCCTAATGAAAAAGCATTAAAATATGGTGTTTTTATATCTAAGGATGTTCCTAATAATATTATAGATGAGGCTATAAAACAATATGGTAGAAATGGAGAAGAATTAAACCAAACATTTCATAAGTCATTATTTAAAGTAGCAAATGCAGATATAGAACAATTATATTATGAGCAATTATTACATTATTTTACTACTTATGGAGCAGAAGCATTAGGTGTGTATAGTTCGGATAATGTTATAATACCAAAAGAAAAATTAGAAGTACCTGAATTAAAGGAAGATACTAAATTAATTGTTATTAAACCTATAACAGAAGATGAACTTATATTGAGAATAAATAACTTGGTTACACAGAATTTAGCACTATCTAAAACAACAGTAAATGATATAATGAATTTAAGTGATTACATAAATATTGATATGCACAAAAACACAGATGGATACTTTACAGATATAAAAAATAAAGAGATAAAGATTGCTTTATGTAGTAAGTTTAATATATTACCTAAGAGAGGCGATGAATTTTTAAGATACATACTTGCAAAATATTGTAATAAAACATTACTAATAAAAGATGAAGAAACAAAAAGAGCAATTAGATTTATTGATGAGAAAGAGCTAATAAAAGTTTTAGATAGATATAATGAATTATATGGATTTATTCCATTAGCAGAAACATATAATAGATTTAAAGATTTATTTATTTCTATGAAAAGAAAAGTACAACCATCAATTTCAAACTATTACAAAGAAGAAGATTTGAATGCCATTAAGAGAATAAATAAAATTATAAATCATATTATGCGATTGAGTAAAGACTACCATAAACCAATGCCAACAAATGATTTGAATAATTTTATAGATTATTTAGATAGATTGAAAAAAAATCTAAAATCAAATGATGACTATATAAAAATAGTTACAGATAAGGTTAAGGATTCAGGAGTATATACTGCAATAAAATTATTGAACTATTTAGAGTATATTAAATGTAGCAACTTAGATTATAGTATGTATAAAATAAGAAACAATAAGATATTTATAAAAGATAAAATAAATTATAAGTCAGTTGATAGTTTTGATATATTATTACTAAAGAATATTATTAAAAATTATTTGAAAGAGAATGTAAGTGGAAAAACTGTATATATTCCTCATAATGTTTTATATAAATTACCACAATCTGAAAAACAATTTGTAGGTAATATTCCATTTGGTACTAAGATATTATTTAATAAGCAACCTTTATTAGTGGGTATTCATTGGTGTAATTACAAAGACGATAATAAAGAAGTGAGAACAGATATAGATTTACATTTAACATCTGAAAAATATAATCTTGGATGGAATACTTCATATAGAAAAGATGATGATATATTATTTACAGGAGATAATACGAATGCACCTTTACCACTAGGAGCATCTGAATTCATGTATATTAGTAATGATGTGGAAAATACAACATTTAATCTTAAATTAAATAACTATACAAGAGATGTTGGACCTCTAAAATATGAATTAATTATAGCATCTGGTTACTATTTAGATAAAGATAGCTTGAATAAAAATTTTGTAGTAGACCCTAATTCTATTATAGCAAAAATACCAATGGAAATGGAATTAGGAAAAGCAGAACAGGTTATAGGTATTTTAGATATTAATGATAGTAATATCAATTTCACATTTACAGATTTAGTTACTTCAAATTCAAGTGTATCAGGAAATAAACAGTTTGAAGAAAAATTAAGAAATTTTATAAAAATACAAACTCAAACACAATTAGATTTAGGATTAATGCTTATTGAAAGTGGTGCTAGAATTGTAGATGGACCAACAATTCCTGTTGAAGTATCTTATGTATTAGATGAAAATATGAATTTAATTAAACAAGAAGAAGCAGATGAAAAAGGAATAACATATACAGGTGATGAGATGTATTTTAGGAAAGAAGAAGTACCTGTTGATTTTGATTTTAGTTTAGAAGCTTTGACTAAAGATAGTTTTATTAAATTATTAAGTTTCGGTATTGAAGGTTAATAACCTATTATATAAATAAATTTTTAAATATTGTGGCTAGAAAAGGTTACAATTAAAGGAGGAATTATTATGATAGAAAGATTTGTAAGTGATTTATTTGGGTTTGACCCAGATTTTCTACAAACAAACAGAGTAACATCTGTTAAAAAACCTTATACTATAAAGAATGAGGAAAAGAAATCAATAATAGTACATGAGGCTTTAGGTATAAAACCTGAAGATATTAATGTAACTATCGAAACTATAAAAGGAATTACTTATTTATTCATTTCTGGGGAAACTAAAAATGGAGTAAATGGTTCTAATTATAGTATTAGAAGTAGATTTTCTATAAATCCTGATATGGTAGACCATATTGAGAAAGAAGCGATAGATGGTTTATTATATATAGAGATTTATTTAAAAGAAAGTCAAAAACCTAAAATCAATATTATTGATAAGGTTTCTAATAAAAAGAAAGTATTAGGATAATTTAAAGGTTATTAACCTTCAGTACAATTATTAAAGGGGATATGTTATTATGAGTAGAAAAAAAGTTATAGAAATAGGTAATTTTACAATAATATCAAAAACACCTAAAGGAAGAAAATCAAATGTTGTATATACATTTGAATATCAAAGAACTGGAAAACCAGAGATATTTAAAGTACAAATGCTTTGGTTAGATTTTAGAAAAGGAAATGAAACTTGGGCATTTATGGATGGTAGGGAATCAGAAAAATTATCCATAGAGGAAAGAAAAGAATTTATAGCAGAAATACCAAAATTTCAAAAAGGTGGTTCTTACAGAAAGACACATCCGATAACATATAGTAAAAGTGGGTTATTGAAACAAAGTATTAAGCATAAAGAGTATGAATTACAAGTATTAAAAGATGAATTAGAATCAGCAGAGAATAAAGAATTAGTATGTAAATGTAATAAGTATAGAAATATGATAGATACAAAAAAATTAGATTTTATATCTAAGCAATTAAGTAAAATAGAAGAAAAGACAAATTGTATTATACGATTGAAGTATGTTGGTTATTGTAGTAAGATTATCATATATGATAGAGATACTTCTATTCCTATTGGTGAAATTAGAAATGTATTGAATAATAATATAGAATCATGGAGGGTAGGACAATTAGATGACTATGATATAAAGTCCATTATAAAAAATAATGAAAATTTATCAAATAGTTTAGAAGAGTAGTTATTAAGCTACTCTTTTATCATATTTTAAAATTTATTTAAAAATTTTTCAAAAATACTTGACATATTTTAAAACTTATAGTATTATAGTAACAGATAAAACAAAGGAGGATTTAAAATGAATACAAGAGAAATTAAAAGAAAGGTACAATTAAGAAAAAGAAAGGAAAGAATAAGAAAGTTAATTATACAATCTATACTATTATTTACAATTATTACAGGTTTTACTGTTTCTTTTGCAAGTTGGTTAAGTGGGAATATATCTCTAAAATATGAAGGAGATTTCTCAACATATATTGTATCTGATGGAGATAGACTATGGAATATTGCAGAAGATGTTTCTACAAATAGAGATGTTAGAGAAGTTGTATATATAATTGAGCAAGATAACAATTTAGATAGTGCAAATTTACATATTGGACAAGAATTAAAAATAAGAAATAATTATTAAGGAGTATGGTTATAATGATTATATTAGAATTTGGTACAGCAGAAAACCAAAGTTTAACCCAAAATAGTATGTTTATAAAATTTCCAAAAGGAAGTACTACATTTTGGGAGGATAAAGATAAAATTAAAAACTTCTGGAATAGTACATATCTAAAAGATGATAAGGAATGGGAAGTACCCTATACAGAAGAAATATTAACAGAAATACAAACATTATTTAATAATGATATATATTATTTAAACGAAAGACCTAGAAGAAAAGCAGATGCAGAACTTACAAAGTTATTAGAAGAACATGATTGGGGTAAATTTAAACCATATCCATATCAGTTAGAAGGTATTAAATATGGTTTAAGACACAGAAATTGGATACTAGGAGACACAATGGGGTTAGGTAAATCATACCAAACTATTCAATTAGCCAATATTTATAAAAAAGATAATAAAATAAAACATTGTTTAGTAGTTTGCTGCATAAATTCTCTGAAATATAACTGGTTAAATGAAATAGGGAAATTTACAAATGAGAGTGCTGTTATATTAGGAACTAGGTATGGAAAAACAGAAAAAACTAAAAATAAGTTATATGATATGTCTATAAATGAAACAAAAGAACAGATTAAAGATAAACCTGAAGAGTTCTTTTGGATAATAAATATAGAGAAGTTGAGAGCTTCTAAAGAAGAAGAGAAACTGAAAGATACAATCGTAGATGCACTTAATACACACATAGAAAACGGAGATTTAGGTTTAATAATTATAGATGAGATACACATGTGTAGAAATTCAAAAGCCCAACAAAGTAAAATGCTTATAAAACTTGATGATAAAGCAATGAAAGTAGGTATGTCAGGAACACTTGTAGTAAAAGACCCACTTAATTTATATGTACCTATGAGAGTTGTAGGATTGATAAACTCTAGTTTTTGGAATTTCAGCGAAAGATATTTGATAAAAGATATATTCGGAGGTTTTAGTGGATTTCAAAATATAGAAGAATTACAATCTATATTACATAAATCATTTATTAGAAGAACTAAAGAGGAAGTTGCTAAAGACTTACCACCAGTTGTATTTAAAAATGAAATTCTTGAAATGTCTAGCGATGAACAGAAAGTATTTGATGAGATTACTGGAGAGATAAGAAATGAATTAAATGGTATAGAATCAAAAAATAAAAATGTATTGATAGATTTAGTACCTAGAGGAAGATTGCTAGATAAAATAAATGTACCAACAACACTAATGTCTATATTAACAAGACTTAGACAATGTACAACACATACAGGGTTATTAAGTACACAAATACAAAAGTCTACAAAATTTGAAAGATTAAAAGATATATTAGATGAGGCTAAATCTAATGGAGAAAAAGTATTAGTATTTTGTCAATTCACACAAGCAATAGATATTGCAATGGATTATTTTAAAGAATATAGCCCTAAAAAAATTGTAGGTGGTATGGGAAATGAAATAATGAATGTAATAAATACACATGAAAATACAGATGGGTTTAGTGTTATATTTGCACAAACACAAACATTAGGTGCTGGACATTCATTGCCTAATACTACACAAGTAGTATTTATATCAATACTATGGGATTATGCAACATTTGAACAGTGTTTTAATAGGTGTCATAGAATTACAAGTAAAAATAGTGTTACAGTTACTAATTTAATTATGAAAGATACCTATGATGAGAATATATATGATAAAATATATGCTAAGAAAGCAATGGGGGATGTTATAGTTGATATGCATGAGATAAATGCTTGTATGGATTATATTAAGAAACTTGGAATAGAGTTTTTAGGTGGAAAAGTAACAAAGAATAATGTATTGCTAGGTGATTAATATATAAATTATTTAAAATTACCTATAAACCAATTCTCGTTTGAATGAGATATGTGAAGAAGTTAATATGGAAGACAAAATTTGTAGTATTTGTGATAAACAATTTAAGGGATATGGGAATAATGCTTATCCAGTAAACGATGGTATTTGTTGCAATGAGTGTAATCATTTGATAGTTTTATCAATGAGGTTTAATTTAAAGTATAGAGGAGGTTATAAAAATGATTAAACAAGAAATGATTAAATTGAGTGAGATTTTTGGAATATATGAAAGCGATAAGGAATTAAAAATAATTAAGACAGAACCTTATATAGTAAGGGTAAAACAACAAGAGTTTAAGGAGTTTTGTAAAGAGTTTAAAAAAC